GGTAATGTCTTCGGATGACGTAATACCAGCGGTACTCAAGGTACCGGTTATGTCTGCTGGTCCTGTGACGAAAAGGTTGGACGTCCTCAGGTTGGATGCGGAAAGCGTATTATTTCCAGTGACGGTGATATCTTCAGATGACGTAATACCAGCGGCACTTAAAGTACCAGTGATGTCCGTTGGTCCGGTGACGAAAAGGTTTGACGTCCTCAGGTTGGATGCGGAAAGCGTATTATTTCCAGTGACGGTGATATCTTCAGATGACGTAATACCAGCGGCACTTAAAGTACCAGTGATGTCTGCGGGCCCACCAACCACCAAGTTGGCCGTCGCCTCCAAATTGGACACTGAAATTGTCTGTGGAAGTCTGTTATTGCTGAGTGTTCCTGAAGTAACATTGGACGCATTTAGGTCGAACAAAGCGTCACCCGAACCGATGAAGTCTGTGGCCTTTACATTGCCGATGACATCCAATTTCTGTGTGGGCTGCGTGGATCCGATACCAACACTGGTTCCTTCGACCACCACGGCACTGTTCGCAGACCATTCGGAACCACCCCACACGAGTATTTCACCAGATTGAGTTCCATCAACTATTCCTCCTGCATTGTCATAGTTCCATCTACTTCCGTCATAGACGAGGGTCTTTCCGGCGGAGAGATTTGCCGAACTTAGAGGCACGCCAAATAAATTGCTTGTCCCGTCATTCACCAAAAACTTGTACTCGGCGGTGTCTGTGGTCCCGATGCCTACGTTGGACGAAAAGTAACCATTTCCGGTGGAACTCAAGGTGCCTGCCTTGATTTCTCCAGCGATGTTAGCAGATGTCCCAGTGATAGACGTTGCTGTCAAGGTACCAGAAACGGNTGCCCANGCAGTCGTGAGCGTTCCACTTATGTCCACTTTGGCGGTGCTGATAGTGCCGTCCACTGTGGCATTTCCGGTGATAGACGCATCACCCACCACCGTTAAACTTTCGGTAAGTGTATCTACAATTAAACTTGTTGCTGAAACAGTGGCAGCAAAGACAGTCCCAGTGGTGGTCAAGCCCGTTGTCGTGATGGTTCCGGTCTTGGGGTCAGACTTTAGTTCCTTGTTGGATGTCAAATTGAAGTTCCCGTCGCTCAACTGAATGGCTCCCTTCTTTCCTGAAGCAGAGGCACTTCCACCTCCACCGCCAAGGTTGTTGTCTATGGAACTCATTTCCTACTAATTAAAGATATAAAAACCTTTTCAGATACTAACGATGGACCAGTTTGATCCTCAAAACGAAAAGCATGTTCAGTGGCTCAAGGGTTCTTTTGAGAAGATGGAGTATTACACTTCACCCGATTCTCAAAAGAACGGTAAGGAGTTTGTCCGTTACGTAAACTCAAATCCATTTGGTTTATCGATTACCGCCAGCAACGTCATGGATTGGCCTATGATTCATTCTATGATTGCTACTAAGTACGCCAAGGCGGTGCTTACTGGTCAAGCTTGGCTACCCTGATCTCATATCCCGAAAACTTATGCCTGACCTCGTCAAGGAAATTTTCCATGATTTGAGTTCCCTGGTTTGACATGAAATCCACGTAGATCATCTGTTCCTTGTGATCCACCTTGATGGGTATTCCAAGGCTTCGCATCCCATCAAAGTGGAAGGGGTTCACTGGTACCTCAATCGTAGTTGTCTCAATCATCTTGAATTACATTCTCACGTTAGTTTTAACCCTGTATCCTTTGAACATCTTCTCGGTCTTCTTGATACATTCGTCATGGAGGTCCCCAATGAAGTATCTGGACATCGTGACGAACACCATTTTTTCATCATCATCCACCTGGGCGTCGAAGTCTATAGTCCTGATGCCCTCGAACTCCAAGGGCGAAACTTCCATGGCGATCGTCTCGTGTCTCATACTTAAAAATATAATGACTTTTATTTTTAAATATGCTCTACTACAGTTGCTTGTTCAGGAACGTGCCTCCGTACATGTTCAAGAAGCGCACCGAACTGAAAAGACCCACCAAACGGATGATCGAAAATCCACACAAGTACGTCCACGACTGGATGGAACACGAAGAGTTATATTCTCGTCTTCACGATCAAAAGGTTCGTGAACAAGAGAACAAACTGGATGCCATGGAGATGTTCTGTAAGGAAGAACCCCATGCTCTAGAGTGTAGGATCTATGACGTTTAGTGTTGAGCCAGTGACATGGCGAATGGATTATTGTCCAGCTGCTTGACGGCGAGACCTAAATTGTTTGTCCTGAAATCTGCATTTCCCTTGTAGGCATTGTTATTCTGCTTCCAAGTGATATCGTAATTTTGTCCAATGCCCTGGTTGCCTGCCCCTCCTTGAACAACTGTGGAGAGACTGTCGCGGGTCTTTGTGGTTTTTCCCTGAACTTGTGTGGCCGACCCTCGGACGTTCATGCGACNACCGGGAGGCGTATAGCCCTTGTTTCCACGGTCGGCGGGGCGCAGGAGGATGGTATTCTGGGTGTTCTCATAGGCTCCCTCGAATGAGTGAATGCCCGGAGCCGCCACGTCGTTGGTGCGCGATACAAAGTTCGCCTTGTTGCGGGTTGGGATATCTTGCAAGGTGGCTTCCGAAACGAATTTCTTTGGAGCACCGAATTCGAGACCGTCCATGCGGGTTGATGTCTCTGATCGGATTGTGGGTCGCATCGTCTTCACATAACGTTCGCGTTCACGCTGACCGGTCAGCATTCCACCCTGTCCCTGTGCGCGACCCCTCTCCAGAGGACGTTTGTCCTCGCCACCAAGAAGCTGATAAGTTTTCTGTGGGCGATTTTGGGTAACAGTAAGACGCTCAGAACCACGGTTAACAAAGTCCTTGGCGGGACCCGAGCGACCGGGAAGCGTGGTCAAGCGGTACGCACCGACGTTATTGGGCATCACGCGGAATTGTTGCTGGTAGCCACCATAGGCCGGAACGTCTGCAGGAACACCCAGACCTGGTCCTACGAACCTCCTTTCCACGGAAGTAAGGTTGTTCATACGACTTGAGACATTCTGACGGTCATACAGATTATATACCGGCTGACCAAATGGGAACTGGACATTGGGTGCAGTGTCCTGAAGGGTCGCCACAACTTCCTTCTTCGGGTTGATGATACCTCCCATCGGATTATTTTGGTTGTACGTTCCTGTATAAAGATCCGTCACGGCAGTCAAATCCTGACCAGGTGTGTTGATATTTCTTGCAAAATGAGGCAACTGTTGTCTCTCACGACTGGGCAACGGTGCAGAAGCAAAACCTTCTTTGCGGTCACTGCTGGCAATTTGACGACCTGCCACAGCAATCCCTAACAAGGCCACAAGACTCAATGGGTCCATATTAAAACTAGAGTAGATTTAAATTAGGCTGGATAACGACGATCAAAAACGGCGTTCTGAACATTCGCCCGGCTGCTCGTGGGATCCCACGACCGAGTCCGTAGAGGGACCGAGCACGACATGTCATTGGAAGGGAAGTCATACTCGCGACCCTGATAACCCTTCTTGAAGAAGGTGGTAGACTGAGGTCGGAGCATATCCTCTACCATGATGAGATTACCCGGAGCACCCTTACCTGCCATGTATGGCGATGTCCCGTAGATGGGCGTCGAGGCACGACCAGAACCAGCGTAGTTGAGGTTGCTTACCACCGGAGGTGCGATCACATGATCGTAGGCGCAATCCACGGGTAGACTTTCGGCATCCAAAAGAACCTTTGATGTATTGAGCTGATAAGCCATATTACTATCACTAGAGATTTTAACTAGTGGTGCCGCCAAAAGTGCCTCTGAGTTGCTGAAGTTCGGGCATCCTGGACTGTCCAAACATAGACCCATCGTTAGGATAACATGACCCGTCGTCTGAACGACACACCTTATCTACCACCGGACCGTATGCCGCCTTGGCAAATCCTGTCTGGTCATTTGGAATGGTCGTGGAAGGCATGCTATAAAAGGATCGGAACGCTTGGTTTCGGCTCGAATAGACGTCTGCCTGATCTGTGGGAGTGTCCTCATTCAAGAAAGCCTTGACCTTATCCTTTACAGTTGGATAATAGCATGCGGCTGGTCGCTTGGGGTTGTCCACATAGTCTGAAAGAAGCACGTTGGCCATGGGATTGTCCTTTGTTGGCTGCGTGCACGACTGACCTGGGTTGGTCGCATTGTAATGAACGCCTTCATCTTCGAAAGAAGCTGGTCTCATGGCTTCCTTGACCCCACCTGCCAAAAACATAGAAGCCATTACCATAATAACCGTGAGACCCAGGTAAATAACCCTGATGTCGCGATTAATCACATAAAGGATCGCCGTAGTATAGAGGATAAATCGAGTGGCAGCATTAAGTCTCTCGATTGGATTCTGTTTGGCCAGGGGCCAGAAGATCAGCACCTTGTTCTTGGCAAACAGATGCGATGGATTTCTAAACCACGGTTGTTCCATTCTTATTTATTGACTAGTTATTTTTTTCACTCGGAAGGCTGCTGAAGAATTTTGGTCAGGTTCTTCATCATGGGTCCGAGAGCGCTCATGATCTTATTCTCGTCAAGTCCACCCTGACCATCGCCAAACTCTTGCTCTACTTTGGCGGTCATCTCTTCCATCACTTCAGGCTTCATCAAGTTGCCAAGTAGTCCGGCCAGTGGGTTATCGTTGTCACTCGGCCCCTGGGGTGCGAAAAGTTGGTTGATCTTCTCTGGAGAGAAGTCCATATTGGTTTGACGGGACGTCTGGATCTCCTCATCGCTGACGTTATTTCCTAGAACATAGAGCCCCTGAACGTATTGCCAGATTGCCGAACGACTTCCATCGGAAAGTTCAGACTTCCACATAGACTCGAGGTCGAGCGTCTTGAGAATTCCATAGCTACGTGAAAGTTCCTCAAAAATGCGCTCGTCTTGATTGCGAATGAGGTCCTCGTGAGGTTTCACATTCTTCATAAACGTTTCCAGGCAGACACCAGGATCCTTCTTGATCAGCATGCTGACCGTATTCCTGTAGGTCTTCACAATGGTGTTCTCTGGGAACGTGTGAGCCAGCTCATCCACAAACTGCAAAAGAAGCTCGTTAAATGTATCAACACTGGCCATCGTATTATCTATCTAGACTAAAATATTTAATTACATTCCGCGACTTACTTCGGGAAAAGGGGTTTCGTAGATCTCCTCGCGCTGTGAGATTCCCATGTAGACGATGAAACCCACCAAAATGGCGTTCAGAATGGCAGGCTTTATCATGTCGGCATTCCTGGGAGGTGCCTCGCGATTAAGACGTGCCACCAACTGGATGTATCCCATTGTGATAACCGCACCAACCAGTGCAGCAATAAGAGGGTTCTTGAGAGAATCACTTATCATTATTAAATAAAGTAGATTTTAGTATGTTTAACGGTTCGCACTAGGGTTGATAGAGAAATCCTCCTCTTGATCCATAGGTGGTACAGGAGACGGATCTGTTTTTTTGATTAGATTTTCCTTGAAAGTAAAGTTTTTCGTTTCTTCCATGGGTTCTTCTTCTGGCATAATGGGTTCTTCTGACATTGGTGGAGGCACTTCTTCGCCATGATCGACCACTTCGGATGGCTCTCCTTCATCATCACCATTCTCTGGCAACGGAAGTTCTCCATCTCCAGGAAATTCTTCATCCCCAAGTTCTGCTGTATGAGCTTCCTCCGATTCTTCCTGGAGTCTTTCCATCGGATTTTTGTTCAGGTAAGTCTTCAAGATCTGGTTGATAGGAAGCATCTCCTTGACGGTCTCTTCGACCACGCCGTCCATCCTCTTGATGAGATCCTTTCGACGGTCATTTCGGCTCACCACCTCCTGATAGATATAAGGGTCTTCATAGATTCGCTTGGCGACATTCGTATAGACACCCAGTACAAACACATCGTTGGTTGGAATCTTGAGTGACACCTTCCTGGAATCCTTGGATAGCCTGACTGATGAAATAATTTTAACCGTTGCCACAAACACCGCGGCGACCATTTCGTCTAGGCACCCACCACAGCGATCCACACACTTCCCCACCTCGGTGTCGATCTGGTAGTTATTCCACTGAGGAATTTTGGCCAGCTTGTCCTGGAATGCCTTGAGTGTCTGCTTCCCCTGAGTTTCCGTCCTGGCATCCGCATAGAGTGTGTCCATGCAGTCCAGTGCACTCGGGAGAATCGTGGACGAAAGTTGATTCAAAAGTTCCTTCTTGGCTTCCACAAGAACATTAAGATTATTGTCCATAGTTACTGATAAAACGTATTTAATTCAGCGATATTTGTCCGCGGCTTTCTTGAGGTTTGCCAGTGACGAAAATTCATTCTCTGGTTCCTTGGGTTTGGACTTGGCTTTCTTTTTTGATGTTTTGGGATACCACGAAATGAAAATCTGACCATTTTCGTAAGTCTGGGTAAAAAATCCTCCATTAATGAATTGTCGTTCTACATATTCCGTAGCCTTTAACAAATCAAATGACGGAAATCCTATAAGGAACGAAGGAATCTGCACCCATGTTTCGTGCAGTCCCAGGTCGGCTACTTGTCTCACCTTGCTGCTGGCGCGTTCATACAGTTCCGTATAGAGTTTCTTTTTTAGCTCTCGCTTTCGGTGGTCGATCTGTTGTACCTCGTCCACACGTAGAGGCATTATCTAATAAATATTTAGTTTTTACTAACGCAAATAAGGCGTGACTGGAGGATTGAATTGTCCTACAGGGGCTGTTGCGGTCGCTTCATACGTCTGAAAATCTTCGCCCCACTTGTCCTTGATCGCATTCTCAGCGAGTGTGAGTGCCGACTTGTTGGGAATTGAAGCGTTGGCAATCGTATTGTAGGGCATCCATTCTCCTGCCCTGAGAACATCTTGGAAAGCTTTGATCTTGCTTCCATCTTCCAGGGGCTGACTGGTGATACCTTGAATCGTAATGCCCTTTTCGTCACCGATGGCAATAACATCCACTTCAGTTCCATAAAACCTATCCGTTTCGAGCAGAAGGAAGCGTGCCCGGTAGGTTGCTGGGATATTATCAGGTACGGTCGCATAATCTTCGTTTCGTTTCAGCTGTTCCAGGTAGTTCACGAGAGCTGTTCTTGACTGTCTCTCTTGTTCATACCCATCACCTCCACGTGTACCGCTCGAGATGGCATCTCTTTCCTTGAGGAATTTTACATAGGCATCGTAAACGTCAGGGCGCTTTTGTTTAAGCTCGGCAACCTTTTCGGCCGTGTTGAAGACCTGGACGAATATCGTCTCAATGGGAAACATTCTAAGACCTTTCGTATTAAAAATCATTTCTGTGGTAGCGTCTAGGATTTTCTTAATCATCAGTGCCTTGACTGAAACATTCTCCACAGGGTTCCCTTCAATTTCAAGATTACCCTCTGTGATGACACCTGAAACCTCTGGACGAAACCCAGCAAATCCACGGTCCCACTTGAACCCTTCTCGGTACTTGAAAAATAACAACAAGGCAAACACAGCCAGTGCGATCAAAAGTAGGTTCTGCATACGCATCTTATATACTGCCGCGAAATTATATCGCCTGATAAATTCATAGTTCCTTGTAAAGGGACGATGTTTGCTCTCATGTTTTATAGTCCAAGATGTGAATTCTGTCTTGAGATTTTCAATTTATTGGATCAATGTCCAATAAAAGATCAGGTGCAATTTAGGAATATACATGAAGCACCTGTTCCTGAAGATTATAAGAAGTCTTTGACTCACGTTCCAGCATTGATCGTCAAAGATGGAAGACTTCTCATGGGTGCTGAAGTGAAACAGTGGGTCCTGGCTATGATGCCGTCTGAAGTAGAATCATTTGATTCAAAAGCATTCGCCTCGTTTGATGGAAATCCGTCCATCATTCAAGGACTTTTTGATCTCGAATCTTATGGAACTCCCCTGGCACCTCCGATGACCCCTGAATTGGAAGCTAAGATAAACAAGAAAATACAAAACTAAACACGATGATCACAACACCAGAAGAAGTTCCTAAATCACTTGGTAATGTATATTCTTACAAACAAGGATATAGTTCATGGAAAGAATTTATAGAACATGAAGGCGAGGCAGGTTTCAAGCGATTTTTAAAAGACCTTTACACTCGCGATTTAAAGAAATAACGCATTCATCTAGTAAATGTTTTTTAAAACAATTCAAGCTTCGGCATTTAAGAATATTTTCGAGGTTCTCAAAGATATCCTAAATGACGTTAATGTATCATTCAGTAAGAAAGGTATTCATATGCTAACCCTTGACAATGCCAGGACTGCAATGGTTGAATTATTTTTAGATGCAAAACAATTTGAAGAATATTCATGTGAAAATGAAATCATTGTAGGAATTAATACTACTAACGTTTTTAGAGTTCTTAAATCTGTTACTACCAACGATGTTCTGGTAATGAGAATTAATGAAGATCATGTTCTCAATATTTCAATCGAAAATAGTAACAAAAAGAGCAGAAGTACATTTAACCTTAAATTGTTAGATATCAATGATGAAATGTTCGAAGCACCAAATCTTGATGTAGAGAGCATAACAACTTTTCAAACAGTTGACTTTCAGCGACTATGTAGAGATATTTCACATATTGGTTCAGAATTATCCATTGAACGTTCATTCAAGAAAATAGGGTTTAGGTGTAAAGGTGATTTTGCTGAACAATATACTGAATATGATATTGATTCTGATACGGAAAAATTTGATTCTATGAAAGATATATTTTCACTGAAGTATCTTAATCTTTTTACTAAAGCGACATCAATGTGTTCTAATATGAAACTTTTGCATCATGGAAAAGATATGCCACTTGTATTGGAATATAAAGTCACATCTCTTGGCGATCTTAGATTTTATCTCGCGCCAAAATGTCAGGAGTGAGCAAATCATCTTTTCTGATGACAACTTTTCTACCCAACATATAGACATGCCACTCATCTGGTACTTCTTCATTAGCTTCAAATAGATCCTTCATCTGGATGTCTTTGCAGCCATGGAAATCTGACCTCGGTCCTGCATAGCGTAGGAAACGTGGCGTATCCCACATTTTTACTTCGCCATTTTCCGTAATAGCTTCAACCTTCTGAACCATGATAGGTCCTTTCAAACCATCAGATTCTTCAACATCTTGTACCCTTCGCATGGGATCCCTTGTCACCATGGAATAAGGTGACCCCCTATAAGTATATTCTTGTTCATAACGAATATTCTCAATGCACTCTGGCTTCTTTCTGCGAAGTGTATAGTAATCGTTTCGAATGTATGGATAGTAACATAAACTATAAATTTCCCCTGACTTCATCAAAGGCCACCCTTCCATGACTTTCTTCCACTCGACAGAAGGAAAAAGACAATCTTTATTGGTGTTCACATCATAAATCATCTTGAGTGGCATCACATCTCTATAAGGATTTTCATTGTACCACCAAGAGATTATCTTCAGAAGAAAATTATACATTTAAAGTTATAGTGATATTTTTCTTTAAATGAGTTTACTCGAACGTTATAATCTCAAGTTGAAAGAATATGAGAATGATGATGTAAAGAGAAACGAGTACATCACTATGGCAGTACCCTATCTATTGAGATATCAAGAAGAAAATTGTAGGCGCGATATATTTATAGAATACATGAGAGTTGTGGAAAATGATCTTTCTGTTACCAATAATGACGATATATCAGAAAAAAATACTATTCAGATTGATAAATGTGGAATGTGTGATTCACAGAATACATATGAGTGTGAAACAACATCATCTATGATATGCAGGGATTGTGGTTGCAGTGTTCATTTTTTTTCGACTGGACTTTCTTATCAGGATGAACAAGATATTTCAAAAAATACACAATACAGCTACAAAAGACAAAATCATTTTAATGAATGGGTTCAACAATTTCAAGGAAAGGAAACCGCAAACATACCAGATGAACTGATAGAAAAGTTGCGTTACGAACTCAAAAAACAAAGAATTGAAGAAGTTTCAAAAATAACCCACGCAAAAGTAAGAGGACTTTTAAAAAAATTACGTCAAAATAAATATTACGAACACATTCCCTATATTACAAATATTCTAACTGGAATAAGACCTCCCGAAATGCCGCCAGCTTTAGAAGAACGCCTGAGATTAATGTTTAATGAAATACAAAACCCTTTTGATCAAGTTTGTCCAAAAGATCGAAAGAATTTTCTAAGTTACCCTTATGTTCTCTACAAGTTTTGTGAATTGCTCGGAGAAGATCAGTATCTTCCATATTTTCCACTATTAAAGTCCAAAGAGAAACTCACCCAACAGGATATCATATGGAAATCCATGTGCAAAATTTTAAAATGGGAATTTATTTCGACGGTATAACTAGAAAAGGATGTCTTCCTCTATCCGTATCAACGATAGTGTTCACATGAACAAAATAAATCCTTATACAGATCCTTCGGAATTTACCCCAGGTGTTGCTTTGGGT